GTATTGATAAAGATAGATTCAACAAGTTTCACCTTTGCTCCGGACCAAGTCAACGATCTGATAATTGCAGTTGGGGATTATCTGGTATCAACCGACCTTGAACTTTGTGAAACTGTCGGAGCAAACCGTCAGGGAAGACTCACCAAGGTAACCTCGGTTGCACAAACAGCAACTGCGGGGGTGGTAAGAGTAACTTGTGCAAGACCAATTCTTTACTACTCTGGAAGTCCAATCCAGGTTCAGAAGTTTAAATCTATTCCACAATTTACAAGATCTTTTGACTTCATATACTTGGGTGGATACACAATGAGAGATGCTCAAAGACCAAATGGAACTGACTTAAGAGTGGATGAGATTCTTAACGTTCTTTATGACACCAACTTGGCAGCAACATTGGCAACTAAAGATACAATCTCTTTTAGATACATCGTAGATACCTTCAGCGGAACTATTCAACCAAACTCTAAGTATCAGCTTTCTAAGCTTGCGATGATGAGACAAAAAGCACTGGCTTTCATCAATGCTCCCTCGATGGCTCAATTTAGAGCAAGCACTGATCCTAGATTCACGAATGCTCCTACTCCATCTGATCCATTCCCACCACTTGAGGCACAATACATTGCAGAAGGTGGTAACCTTTCACTCAACCCTGCTTACACATTTAGTCTTCCAACGCAGGATCTTGGTGCTTCTTATGCAGCTTACTACACTCCTTACATCACAATTAGAGAGAATAATAGAAACGTAAACGTTCCCCCGGCAGCATTCGTTTCTAACAACTTTGTTAGAAAATTTGCTAACGGTGAACCTTACAATATCATAGCCGGTCAAAAAAGAGGTACAATCTCAGGGGGTAACATCGTAGGTGTGGAATTCGACTTCACAGACGCTGATAGAGGTTGGTTGGAGCCTTTCGGTCTAAACCCGATCATTAAGAAAAGAGGCTTTGGTGTGGTAATCTTCGGTAACCAAACTGCTTATCAAACTGTTAATTCTGCTTTCGGCTTGATTCACGTGAGAGATTTATTGATTAGCTTGGAAAATGACGTTGAAGAGATCCTTTCTAACTACTTGTTTGACTTTAACGAAGATTCAATCAGACTTGAAATCAAAACATTGGTTGATACCTACCTAGACGGAGTAAGAGCAGGGGGAGGAATTTACGCTTACCAGGTAATTATGGACGCGTCAAACAACCCGCCTTCAGTAATCGACCAGAACATTGGTATTATTGACGTAATCATAGAACCAGCAAGAGGTATTCAGAAGTTCATTAACAGGGTAACTGTTACAAGAACTGGCGGTATTGCAGCTGGAGGATTTATCAACTTTGTTTAAACATTTTGAGGTTTTTAAAAGAAGAGGATAAATAAAAAAAATTGAAATGAATTAATGGCTGGTTTACCCCACTATCAAAATTCACTGTATTCCATAAACAAATACGAACCTGTTTATTTGAACCAGTTCGAGGTGACAGTTTTGCCACCTCCTGCTGTTTTAGGTGGTCAAGTGCTATTACAGCAAGTCGTGAATGTTACAGGTTTGGATGTGGATAAAAACCCTGGATTTGTTTTTCAGAAGTACAAATTTGCAAAAAGAAACTATGCAGGGGGTAGACCTGATAAGACTTCTTTGGATTTAGGTGTCAAATTCACTGTAAACCTTGACGATGCAAACTCTATGTACGTATTTAAGACACTCAGACAATGGACGGATCTTATCTACAACCCATTAACCGGTGCGATGGGGATCAAGCAGGACTACACTGGATCCATAGTAATTTCAATTTTCAACAAAAACGGAGACGTTTTCAGAAGAATAACCTGTAAAGATTGTTTTCCCCTTAAAGCGATAGATCCTATGGAACTAGAGTATTTGAATGGTACAACCTTGTATGAGATTGAAATGTCTTGGGCAGTTGATTACTGGGAAGATTTATTCTTATAAAAATTAGCAAGATAAATGGCAGGTTTACCACACTTCAATAATTCGAAAGCAGCAAGAAATAACTACGAACCGGTTTTCTTAAACCAGTTTGAAGTTCTTCTTACCCCACCAGCTGCGGTAACTTCGGCTAATGTGAGATTCAACGGAGAGTCTATCATGACCCAACAGGTAAAAAGTATTACCGGTTTGGCTGTTGATCTCCAACCTTCAGCCCCGGTTACGCAATACTACAAATTTGCAGAAAGAAGATATGCAGGCGGTGAGCCTTCAACTTCTGATGTGGAATTCAACGTAGTTTTCGAAGTGAATCTTGACGAAAACAATTCAATGACCATGTACAAAATTTTGAGACAGTGGTCAGATTTAATCTATAACCCGCTCACTGGTGCAATGGGTCTTAAAAGAGATTATATCGGTCAAATGGTGGTTTCAATCTTCAACAAGCAAGGTGATGTGTTTAGAAGGATAACACTCAACAACTGTTTCCTCATTCAGCCGATAACCACTATGGCCCTTGATTATGATAGCGGTGATGCTCTTTACACGATCACAACATCCTGGAAGTCGGACTACTGGCAGGATCAATTCCTATAATCGGAACCCTTTTTATTTTTCTCAGTATAAAATGTAGCAAATTTGTGGGGTTTCCACTTACTTGTTATATAGACTATAGGAATTAATATGGATTTGAACAATCTTTCGCCTGAGGCAATATTGAAACAGAAAGAACTTTCTGGAGGTATTTCTTACGATGATCAAATAGCAGACCTTGCCCCCGCAAATCTTCTTGAAGACAAGTTGGACAAAGAGGTAGAAGCTCTCAAGACAAAAAAAGAGGAATCACTAACCCCCTCTCCACTGTCGAATGAACTTAAAAAGCAACCGATAGAATCTGAAACTAAGGAACCGCCTTCGGTTATGTCTATTGGTTGGAAGAATTTGCCTTTGGCAATTCTTCCCTCAGAAGGAAAGTATTATCCTGAGGGAACCCAGATTGCAATCAGATCCGCGGAGGTCAAAGAAATCAGACACTTTTCAACTATAGATGAAAGTGATATGCTCGATATTGACCAGAAGCTGAATATGATTCTCAACAATTGCTGTGTAATCAAATTTCCGTCGGATGGTGTTGTTTCTTACAAAGACCTAAAGCAAGAGGATAGGTTTTTCGCCATCATGGCAATTAGAGATTTAACTTTCATCAAGGGAGAGAACAGAATTATTCTACAGCCAACCCTCACCTGTAAAAAAGCAAATTGCTCGTATCAATACGGAATTGAGTTGAGAACTGGGGTTCTTTCTAAGTACCAGATGGAAGGTAATATTATGAATTACTACTCTAAGCAAGAGAGGAAATTTGTTTTGCCAGTTACGAAGCTGGCAAAAACCCTCCGTATGTCTATTCCTTCTATTGGTGTGGTTGATGCAATTTCTTCATATGCAAGAAACAGAATCAAAGCTGGTAAAGATGTAGATGAAAGCTTTATAAAAATTGCTCCTTTCATTTTCGATGATTGGCGCACTTTAACTGAGAAAAAAATTGCTGACATGGAGGAGGAATCTCTTTCCTGGTCGGTTGAAGAATTTTCCATCTACTTCGAACTTGCTGATCAAATCAAGGTCGGAACTAAATTAGAGGTAAGTTTGCCTTGTGAAGCTTGCGGTGCTCAGGAGGTCACCGCACCGATTTCCTTTCCCGGAGGGTTCAGATCTCTTTTCGTTATTTCAGATATCTTTAGAGAATTACTTTGATCTAAAATTCCGTCTTTGGAAAGAACATGGGCTTGACCCAGATTGGGTTGAATCTCTGCCTTTTTATGAATACCAAATGTGGGTAGATAAGCTCAACAGGTTCATAGAAAAGGAAAACAAAAAAATCATGGAGGATTCCGGTCAAAACGAGGTTTTCAATTTCAAAAAATAATCTCGTATTTTACTAGTGCCCGATATATAGTTCATGCCCCAAGATTCTTCAAAAGTACTTAAAGAGCTTTCCATGTTATCAACTAACATGGATATCCTTGTGAAAGAACTGAGGGAGCAGAATAAAAAAACCTCAGAGAACACCGAACAAATAAAAAAGCTTGTTGAGGGGGGGGATAAAAAACAAGCCAAAGAAGCAACAGGTAAAACTGAACCCTCAAATGAGGGTTTTTTCAAAAAGTTGACTGAATCTTTTGCAAAGGAGGTTTCCAACAATAATAAATCTCTGACTGAAAATCTTACCAAACAAATTGCTGGCGATTTTGGTGGCATCACCAAGAATTTGATAAAACCTGCTGAAGCAAAGGCAGAGACCGGTGATAAATCCGGGGGACAACTCATGGATGCTTTTGTAAAATCTCTTCTGTCTGGAATCCCTAGACTCGAAACCGGTGGTTCGATTAACAAAAGCGGCGTTGCTTTAGTTGGGGAAAAAGGTCCGGAACTTGTCAATTTAAACAAGGGTAATTCAGTTTCTTCCAATGATAAAATGGCCGAACTCCTTCAATTTGAACTAGACGACCGCAAAAGAAAAGAGGCAGAGAAAAAGACTAATTCAGAGGGAAAGATAGTTACCGGATCTACAAACCTAAGCGATTCTATCACTAATTCTTTTGGTGTAAAAGTTCCAAAATCGGAAATAGATGCTTACAGGGAGGAGATCAAAAGAGATTATGCAGATTTTATAAAGGAAGATCCTTCTTTTTTAGAGGAAGAAGTTAAAGCATTTATTGATGACTACCGCGAAACGATGGACTTGGAGAAGTTTAAAAATTTCAACGAGACACAAAAGGCTACACTGAAAGAGAAACAAAGCGCACCAATTGTAGAGAACCCTGTTGAAGAGATCAGCAAAAGAGAAAAAAGAAAAAAGGAACGTGAAGCTAAAAACTTTGAAAAAGAAAAAGCTGAATCCCTCGTATCCCCAGGTAAGCCTAATCTTTTAGAATCAATAAAGGCGAAAGGAAAGGATTTTATAAGTGAACAGAAATCCTCAATCGAAGAGAAGCTAGCTGGTGCTGGTTTAATTACCAAAAAAGAAAAAACCGGCGAAGCAGAAAAATCTACACCTCCATCAAAATTAGAAACTGAAAAATTTGATCTTTCCACCACTAATGCTTCTAGTATCAAAGATCTTACTGCAAAACTAAAAGCAGAAATGGAGGCCAAGAAAAAAGCTGAGCCCACTAAAACAGTTTCTGAAGCATCCTCTGAAAGCGAAGATTCCACTTCAAAAAATCAAGTAAGTAGTACACCCGCCGTTACTAAAGAAACGAAACAAGAGGAGAGCTCGAATGCTATGACACAGAAAGACCTCCAGGATATTAAAGCACTTTTGGCCGGGATTTATAAATCTTTGAGCGGACCTCTTAACATTGCGAATGATCGACCGTTCAGGCCAAATTCGAACGTTCTTTAAGAAATTTTGATTTTGATTTTTTTTGCTCGGACAAAACTTCTATATTTGTTATTCAACCCTTGTTGAGACCCTATATGAACGAAATTAATCATAAAATCCAGACTCTCCGTGCTGATGAATTTCTGTCAAGCCCCGATTTGCTTGACGCAAAAAGCTGGATAGCAAAAACAAACACCGGGGAGGTGGTACAATTTAATCATTCCTCCGATGTAAATGACGAAACATTATATTCTGCCAAGGATAAGAAAATGGACCTCGTCTATCTAAAAATGGCTGAGGTATGGGCTACTAATTCATATTGTCGAAGAATGCAAGTTGGAAGTTTGATAGTGAAAAACAAATCAATCATTTCGGACGGGTATAACGGTTCACCAACCGGATTTCCCAACGAGTGTGAGGATGAGAATAATCAAACGTTGAACTACATCTTACACGCGGAGGCGAATGCTATCACAAAGCTTGCAAAAAGCACACAAAGCTCTGAAGGTAGCACTTTGTATGTAACTGTCTCTCCTTGTTTTGAATGCTCAAAATTGATTATTCAATCTGGAGTGAAAAGATTGGTGTTCAAAGACGTATATAGAAAGCCCGAATCAATCAAATTCTTGTATGATGCAGGAATAGAAATAGTAAGGTTAAAAAATTTATTGTAGAAAAAATAAGGGGGAAATCTAATGGCAAAAGAGAAAAACATTCAAGTATTAGCGGAAAATTTTATTGAGAAAAGAGACGACCGATCTTTTAAATTTCTTTACGAAAGAGTTAAGCCGGGAGTTATGAATCATTGTTATACAATTTTAAAAGACGTCGAATTGGCAGAGGACGCTTTTTTAAATGCAATGGCCAAGGTTTGGCAAAAGATAAATCAGTACGATAAAACAAGAGGTAATTTTTCGACCTGGTGTTATAATATAGCAAGAAACGAATCCTTACTCCTTTTGAAAAGTAGGAAAAGATTTATCTCACGCACAGCGGAGGAGATGGAAATAGAAACTGCAAAGGAGGAACACCAAAGTACCGTATACGATATTGAAGACGATCCCCTTTGGAATTTCCTTTCTGGAGGCTCTGACATTGATGATGTTTATGAACAGGTTATTGATGAAATCAGAGAACTCCCTGTACTTTACCGTGACATTATGATTGACCGCGAAATAAACGGCATGAAGTACAAAGACATCGCTGATAAGTACGGAATTAAGAAAAGGTCGATTGCTACCCGAATTAGAAGAGCAAGAACAAAGATCCGGAAGAAAATGGAAGACTTAACCAAAAAAACTAATAAAAAGTGATAGATTTTTTATCAAGAATACTCGTTTCTTTGAAGATCTTCGCTATCCTGAAAGATCTCAAACTCTATTCTGATTATTTGACCATAATCAAGAAGGAATCTCTGAGTTCTCCGCAGTGGGTAAAATACAAACTTAGAAAGGATTGGTTTGGAAGAATTTACACTGTTATTAACCTCCCTTTGGAAGTCACCCAATCAAGGGATTTTCCAGAGGAGGCCAGGCCAGCATTCGTTTTTGAAGAAATTAGACCGATCAATGAATACCTCACTAAACTCAATCTCCATGAGTTAATTGCTCCCCTCCTACAACCAATCAAAGAAACAAACGGGGACTCTTTTCTGGTTGTTTATTATTTTGTTTTCAGGGAATTAAGCTGGGTATGGCTAATTAGATTTGGTATTGAAATCTATCTTTTGGTCTTGGCAATTCAAAATTGGGATTTTTTATTAAGCTATTTGCATATTAATGGATTGGGATAAGATAAAAGAAAGTTACAGTAAGAAGTTAGAGTTTTTCAAGGATCCAAGTTTTATTTTCGAAGAGCAATCCCACTCCTACACTTTTAATGGAATTCAGTACGACTCAGTCACAACTTTTCTAAAAAGATTTAAAGTCCCCTTCGAAAGAGATTATTGGATCAAAAGAAAATCCAGAGAACTTGGGGTAGACCCATCAATTTTAGAAGCGGAATGGGCCATGAAGGCAGAAACTGCTGCCGACTTAGGAACTAGAGTTCATAAATGGATTGAGGATTTTTGGTCCGGTCTAGAACCTTCAATTCCAGAAGACGACGAAGAAAAAGCAAGGGTTTCCTCTTTTCTTAGATTACACGAGTCCAGGTTTAAAAATTTAATCCCTTTAAAATCTGAGCTGAAGATTTTTTCAAAAAAATGGAAACTGGCAGGCACTATTGACCAGCCATTTCTGATGTGGGATGAAAAGTCACAAAAGGTTCTTTTTTTAATTGGTGACTGGAAAACCAATAAAGAGTTTAAGGACGATAATCATCCAAAAGGAAGATTCAAAAAGTTGCTGCACCCTTTCTCTGATCTTTACGAGAATTCCCATAATGAATATTCGATTCAGCTTAGTCTTTATAGGCTAATTTTGGAAGAGGAACTGGGGATTGAAACTGACGGCGGGTTCCTTGTTCATTTAGGTCCCGGTGGAGTATCCAAAATTTATCCCGTCAAGGATTTACGGGAAATACTAAAGATTTACCTCCAACACAATAGGGAAGATTTCGATGTTTTCGATGTTTAACCTGAAACAAAAGGGATTTTTTCTCTAAAATACTTAAAAATACTAGTATGGCAAAAAAAGCACAATCTAAGAAAATCGTATCAGTGGACGCTTCGGAATTAGTTGATCCCCAGATGGCCGAAGCACAATTTGAAGAAATTCTTTCCCGTATAGACGAGAAAAAAATCGAAAGTTGCCAAAGAGCGGTGGACGAAGCAAAAGAAAGAATTTCCAAAAAAGTTTATGCCGTACAATTCGAAAACTCTGAAGATCTAGAAAACTATTTCGAATTCATGCAAAATGAAGCCGAATGGAGAGAAAAAGAAGCTTTGGGTGTGATAGAAATTTGCAAGGTCATTGACAAAGTAAAAAAAGACGGGGTAAAACAAAACACAATTTACCTTAGCGCATTGCCATTAGAAGCAAGCCACTATTTTCTGTCTAAGAAATCCGGAAAGGGTTTAGCGGAAGCAAAAAAATTCATCTCAATTCTTAAACCTTTTGGAATTGCTTTGGAATCAACGAAGGCCGATGCTTCAGAAATTCAGGATCTTGAGAGACAATTAGCTGCTGCTCAGCAAGGAATTGAGCTGGAATAAACCCACCAACACATAAAGGAAGCACCCAAACCCGGGTGCTTTTTTTGTGAAGAAAAGAAATAAAAAAGTCAGGATATATAGTAAAACTTAAATTAAATAGTTATGGTACAGAAAATCAAAGACAATTTCACAATTATAGTTTTGTGCTTACTTGTGATAGTATTTTTCAGACAATGCGGCGTTAACAGTGAGATTATCAAAATCAAAAAAGAAAATGCGATAATCTCTGCTAACATCGATTCCATGGTGACCGAGGAAGAGATGAAAAAAGAAATGCGTCAAGTAATGTATGAGTTCCTTATTTACGAAGACGATTTTGATAAGGGCAAGGTTTCTTTGTCCGATCTAAAAAATAAAATTGATGATAAGAATGCAAAATAAATCCAAACTTATAAGTGGATTTATAATTGGCACTTTTGTGACACTTTATTTAATGGTGTCTGTCATCTCCACTATTCACGTTATAGATTTTTTCAAACTTTCAAACCCCACTTGGTTGGCCATCTCTCTTGCAGTTGCATTTGAGGTTGGTGCGGCTGCATCTTTGGCTTGCCTTATTGCTTTAAGAAAAATGAACAAAGGTTTGGTTTGGATGCTTTTTTTCTTATTAACTGCAATGCAAGCAATGGGTAACACCTATTACGCTTACGTAAATCTTCAGGATTTTAGAGCATGGAGCGAACTTTTTGGAATTATTGAGGAGGAGATTATTTTCCAAAAAAGAGTGCTAAGTATAGTTTCCGGAGCTATTCTTCCGATAGTTGCTTTAGGATTTATTAAATCTTTGGTTGATTACATCAAGCCAGAAGAAGAAATTTCCACGGGAGAAGAAAAAAATGAGGAATCTGTAGAACTTTTAGTCGACGGAGGGGGTTCTCTTTCTCCGGTTTCCACTTCTGAAAACGAAGAAATAAAAAAGGAGGTTGAGCTGGAAAACAATTTAGAAGATGAAGCGGCAACCCCCGAGGAGCTATTATTGGAATCAGAGATTGAGGAAGAAACCCCCGGGAAGGAGATTGAAATTGAGAATAATAAATTTATTCATAATGGCAGCGAATTAGTAGTCAATGACCAAAACACAAGAAGAAATTTACCAAAAGCTGTCGAAATGCCTACTTCAGCCGTAGATCCAACAAAACTTTAAAAACATGGGAGAAACAGGAATTGGTGGAGGATTAGATATTTACGGGGGAAACTCCAGTACGGCTTCTGTTCCCTCCTTTGGTCTGGGTACTGCGAAAGTGGGATTAGATCCGGGTCCTAGTGCAAACTTTGACACCAGATACACCCTTATCGCTCTAACCCCAGGAGCACTTGAAAGAGTAAACCTGACCTTTTCTGATTTTAACGATCCTAACGAAATCCGTTTCTATAATACCGCCATGAATGTGGCCTGGCAAGATGTTACTGAACAGAAACTTGACCTGGCAGATTTTTTCTATCCTGTCCAAGATTTTTCTGGATATCAGCAACAGACATTTGTTTTAGCACCGAACACTTCGATCAATTTAGACCAGGGGGATTTTGATACCACCCTTGGAGAGGTTGGGCTTTTAATGGCAAGAGCAAAGTTTTACGCAGATGCAACCCCAGATCAGAGAATGCTTTATTGGCAATATGGCGGAACAGAAAGGTACATAATGGCGGATTTTATGATGTTATCTGGCCAGGTAAAAAACGGACAAGTCTGGAAGGGGTGGCAAACCAGTAATGACGTAAGCTCGGAGGTGGGATACACCGGGGCTGCTACCGGTGGATTCATTTTCTCGAATCCGACTGAGTATAATGTAAAATTAACGGTTTTGACCGCAAGTTAAAATGGCAACACGTCCTATCATATGTCCACCTAATCCTCCTAGCGGTTGGGTTTTTTTCAAAAACCAATTCATGCTTGAACAGGATTATCAATACACGCCATTTTTCAATTTCAAAGATCTTGCTTTTGGGGTTGAGTCTTACTCCCGCTTAAGAATCACGCTAAAAAGAAACAAGTCAATTGAACTTAGCCAGACCGATATAGGCACAGAGGGGTTCGTTAGATGGATAGCTATCAAAGTTCAGTACCCAGCACCAAAAAACCCGATTCTTTATTCTGCTCAAACTCCAATTATTCCAGGTTTGCCTCGACCCACTAACGGTACGCCACAAATCCAAAAGTATATTTATTGGACTTATAGGGAAAATACTTACAACTTAGGGGACATGATGGTTCTAACAGGAAATCCTTTAGGTACAACTGATTCGGAGGTAACCGGGTGGAATTTGAGTTCTGATTACCTTCTTTACCCAGATGGAGGTATAATTTTTAGCAATCCCCATACGGATTTCGACGTCAAACTGGAGGTACTCGTAGCTAAGTAAAAAAACAAAGAGTATCTGAATATATAAAAGTAAAGTTTCACACTCTTAATAGAGATATATAACAAGCAAAAAAATTCAAAAGTAAAAATGGATTTACTCACACAACTAAAAACTCTTAGAGATACTACCAATTCTCCAGAGGTAAAATCTATCTGCGAATCGAATAGTCAGAAGATCCAAAAAGGTTAAAACAATTTGGATAGTATGAAAATTATGGAATCGATTCAGAATGTCCAAACAAAAGCTCAGACCACAATCGACCCTCAGCAAATGCTAAGAGAGCAAGAGCTTGCAAAGTCCAAAAATATGGCGAGCAAATTGATGGAGTCGTGGGGAGGTTTAGGATCTACCCGTTCTAAAAATTCAGGAAGCTACGTTGAAGGGGCTAAAGAAGAAGCTGCACAAACTGACTTAACAGCCCTTAACGAAAGCCTTGGTGGTCTTGCTGATACGGATTCTTCAGTTGCAGCTTTCTTGAAAGCACAAACTGTTAATAATCTCGGAGTTTTTGAATCTTTGCTTTCGATAAAAGACACTGGCATTTATGAGCATCCGTCTGTAAAAATTGTGTGTGAGAAATATTTACACTTGCTCAAAAGTAAAAATTTGCCGGAGTTTTTAGTTGCTGAAGCATTTTCTCAGGAAATGAAGAATTTCACCTGGGACAATAAGATTAAATCATTGGTAGAATCAATTGACGAGAAAATAGGTTCACTTAAAGCAGAGATTGAAGTTTCGAAAACCATTTATGCTATTTCTCAAAATGCTGGATCTGATTTTTACTCTCCAGTAACAGAATCTTTGAACAAGTGGCTGATTTCAGAAAACAAATCGGTTTCTTTGCTTTCTAAAGAAATTTCAAGATGGCAGTTTAATCCAGCGGTTAGAAATCTATTGAATACCCTTTCTGTTTTTGAAAACAACTCAGAAAAATTAAACATTCCAATTCACAACGGTAATTCCTCAGTGAGAAGAGTTTATTCTCCTGTACTAGTTCAGGGTGGAAAAACAACTTTCTCAATTGGAAACAACATCTTCGAAGGTTCTTCCGCTGGTATCAAAAAATTGAACAGAGGAGAAGTTGCTGTATTACCTGCTCAATACCTTTCAATCCTAGAATCGTTCTACGCACCTTACGTTAAGGTCGACGAAAAGGGACTAAACGTTTACGTAGGAAAAAATAAATTCTCTTTGGTAGAAGAGAACGAAACCGTTGGAGTTTATTCAAATGGTCAGAAGATGAAGTTTGAAGACAAAACTCGGCTTTCCAAAGCTTTAGCTCTAGAAATCTCAGGTTCTTTTGGGGTTAATGAAAACAAGGTGGTTTTTGATATCATCAATCTTTATGAAAACTTCTCTCAAGTGGTAGAGCTTGATTTTGCAAAAAGAATCGAATCAAAACTTTACGAAGGAGCAGCAATTAACTTAATAAAATGGCAGGGCAAAATTTTCTTGAATAGAATCAATGAATCTATGAGAGATAATTCCCTCTTCGAAGTAAATGGAACTCAAGCAACCAATTTGGTTAAGGATTTTCTTAAGTATGACATTTCAGAAGGTTTAACTGAATTTTTGGAAGGAGAATCTAGAGTTAAGTCAATTATGCTTAACGACAGGAAGAAGTTGATGGAAAATATAGCAATCATTGAAGGTGAACTCCAGAAGATTGAAAGTAAAATGGCAAGCAACCCATTGTTTGCTAATTCTACTGAACTTCAAAGAGCACAAAATATGCTTGAGCAGGAATTAAATTCTTTGAGACAAAAATGGTCGGTAATTAATGAAGAAATCCAAAAGATTGAATCTTCAGTGATTGAGATCAATAACGTAAACGAAGACGACAAATTTAATGTGGGTGAGTACGTAAAAGTTAAAGAATCAGGAAATACAGGAAAGATCATTTCAATTGATGGAACATCCGGTTCTTATACTGTCCTTATGGATAATGGAAAAACTGGAGATTTCAGAGTAGATGAGATCGTAAATCTCGATGATGCACTTGCTACTTCAGGAGACGAAAATGAAGCTGAAGCAGAAACTCAAGAGGAACTCAAGGAAGGAACTCAGCCAATGGCAGTTGCCCCAGGAAAAGCTGAAATGGACAAGGCTGATAAATCCACCGAGTCTACCATGAAGAAAAACATCAGCGTGGCTCCTAGCGGCAAAGAGGAAGATAATGCAGGAAAGAAAGACGTTGAAAATTTGAAAGATGCAAACCTTGAAGAAGCACCAGAGGGTTCAGAAAAGGAAACTAAATACAAAGCGTTTAAAGATGCAGGTTATAACCTTTCTGAAGCTAACGATGGTGATTTAGCAACAGCACCAGGAGGAAAAGATTCTTCTACTAACATGGCCACAGAATGGGAAAAATCTGGAATTAAAGCTATGAATTTGGCTGAAGCACCAGGTAAAGAAGAGGGTGATGCTGGTTATGAAGTAAAGGGAATTGAAGCAAAGGAAAATAAACCAGAAGTTATGGACATCGACCCAGAACTTGCTTCTGCCCCCGGTGACGATGAAGAAAAAGACCTCGATTACAAAGTAAGCTCAGAAGTGGGTTACAATGTGGATGAAGCCGCCGATATCATGAAAATTGACCAAGAGTTGGCAAAAGCACCAGGTAGAGAAGAAGGTGATGCAGATTACGCAGTTAAAGTAGTAACAGGTCAAGCGAAGAATCCTGAGGTTATGAATATAGATCCTAACTTTGCTAAAGCTCCTGAGAAAGGTGCAGAAGCGGACACAGATCTAGAAGTTACTGAAGCAAATGAAGGGATTGAAACTTCAATTGACGAAAGCGAAGAGTCAAAAAAAAACTAAAGAAGATACTGAGTAGAGTATGGTCTTTTGCACCATCTAGTCCAGATCAAGACGAAAAGCCAAAACCTTTCGTTGACGACTATAAAAA